TCTGGGCGTCCTGCAGCAGCAGGGCGTTGGTCTGGTCGTCTGCACCAAAGTCAAAGGTGGGGGCGGCAAGCTCAGTTTCCTGCGCGGGTTTCAACGCTCTCTTGACATACTCACAGGTATATTCGCAGGTGTCTTTGCCCTTGCACCAGCGGCAGCACCCGGCGCAACCCTGAATTTCGCCGCTCTTGACGAAATGCCGGATTCCGGCTTCATTTTCGCACTTATGGGATGCCGAAACCTCGCAATAGGTGTTCCAACTGGAGCTCATACCCGCACCTCCGTGTCCTTCAGGCGGTCGAGCAGTTCAGCCTGCAAGGCTTTGTTTAGCGGTACAAGGCGATTGTTCTTCCAGCCATAGCACAACAGCGTGCCGCAAAGCACCTCGCCGCGCCAGATACGGTTCGGCTCACGGCCCGCTGCGCTGTGCATCAGGATGGCGGGTGTGCGGGAAAAATACTTCTGGTCAGCGTGCCCGCCCAGCCACGTTTCAATGCCCTGCAGATTCTCCGGCAGGGTGGTGACCACGGGCTCCCCGCCCGGCTCGATCAGAATACCTTTCATGCGTTGTCCTCCTTTGCGTACCCACGCTTGGTGCAGAGCTTTTCCAGATTGTCATAGTAAACGCTGTGTGAAAACTCGACGCTGGCAAGGTACTCCCGCTGGAATGCGTCAGACAGCGCGGAGAGTACTTCTGCTGCGGCCAGAGCCATCCCAAGAGCGGACGCAATGTCGTCAAGAATGCCGGTGTTGCAGTCTCGGCGGAAGATCCGATCTGAAGCATAGTAGGTGTCCGGACGCAGCACGCCGTTTGCAAAGCCGCGCTCAAGGGTCGAGGTGCCGGTGGAGATACGCGCGGCAGAGCTGTTCAGTGCAGCCAGCTGGTCGTAGATGAGAGCAGACTGCCATTCGGGCACATTTTTGATGTACGCCAGCAGCGATTTTTGTTTTTCGGTAAGCATTTTGCTTGTAAATCCCTCCAAAGTGTGTTATCCTTCGGGGTGATGGGGAGTAGAGAATCTCATCACCCTTTGGGCTTGTCCGTGTTGGCGCACGGGCAGGCCTTTTTGTTTGCCTGTGTTTTCTGCAGCATGTATTTGCCGTAGGAAATGCCAAGCTTATCCGCAGCTCGGCAATCTGCACGGAATGCAATATCCCGCTCTTCAGCCGTCTGCGCAGGCTCAACTGTTTTCGGTTTGGTAGACCTGGTCTCTTCGTTCTTCCGGGCCCACCACTGGGCAGTCAGCATCTTGCGCCGTTTTTCTTTGCACTCAGGGCAGTACATTTTTGCCGGATGCACGTTGTGCATCACTTGCCCGCACTCAACGCAAACGCGGGTGTAAAACATGCCTTTGCACCCCATGCTCAGCCCACCTTCCGCTTGCCCTTCACGGTATTCTTGGGCTGCTGGTGGATTTTGCGGGGCCGCTTCTGCGCATCTTCCAGCGCGAAGCTCAGACGACCCAGCGCGATGGACAGCAGAATCAGCGTCATTGCAATGACGAACTCGCCGTCCGTGATTGGCTGGCCGACCTGTGCACCACCCTCAATGCCGAGGGCGTAGATCAGGCCGACACAGAAGCAGGCAACAGCTGCGGCCTGTAAAATTCCGGGTTTAAGTCTCATGCTACAGTCTCCTCTCCTAAAATGTCCTTGACTTCGCAGGTTTCCCACGGCTCGCACCAGTCAGACGCAAACGCCTTGATGGGGTGCCACTCGCCGTCAGCAAAAACCTGTAGGCCTGTGTGGTGCTCGTCCTGAGTGCGTCCGCCCAGCTGGTAGTGACCGGATGCCCGACTGCCATCCCAGCGGAACCACTTGTTCCAGAACAGCGGCGCGACATACGCACATCCGATGGGCGCATCGGCCCGTTCGGATGCAAGGGTGTACGGTTCGTTCATGCGGATTCTCCTTTCTCAATTTTCGGGAAGAAGTACTCCCCAATCTTCTCCTGCGGGATGTGCAACACCCGGCAGATAGCAGTGATCTCCTTGATTTCCCAGCTGCCATTGTCCTCCGGCTCGTTCAGGCGCTTGTTCAGCGTGCGCGGCTTCAGACCTGCCAGTTCTGCGAGCTCTCCCTGCTGAAGGTCCTGATCTTCATACAGACGCCGGAGCTTCAGATAAGGTTTCTTCATGGTTACGCCTCCTTTTTATTGCGCGCATTGATGATGGCAGTGAGTGCAGCATTAAACTCGCTTTCGGACTTCTTCGGCGCATAATGACCATTCAGAACCTGAGAGACGTACTTGGGATTTTTGCCCATCTGCGCAGCGAGTTCTTTGCCGGTGACGCCAGCGTTGTGCATTTTCCCAACAAGTTCACCTGTCCATTGTGCAGGCATACAATTCTAACCTCCTTCAGCACAAAAACTTGACTTTAGTTAGAATTTGCGGTAAGATGATGGTGCTAACAATTATCCAGCGCAAATTCTAGCCTGAGCCATTCAGTTGATTCCGGGCTTTGTTTGCTAACCAGATTCAACTGTGACACTATGATATCTGAATTTGGTTAGAAAGTCAATGGAAAAATCTGAATTTGGTTAGTTTTGGCGCTCTGCACAAAAAGGAGCGTTGAAAATTGTGTTTTATGACCTTTACAATGAGCTGTGCCAGAAAAAAGGTGTGAGCTGCAGTAGGGCGGCTCGGGAAATCGGCTTGAGCAACTCCACGGTAACAAAGTGGAAGAACACCGGGGCAAAGCCTTCTGGCGATACTCTTTCTAAGGTGGCTGCTTATTTCGGCGTATCAGTGAATGACCTGATAGGCGAACAGAAAGACCCCGCCGCACAAGGCGACGGGGTCACAGATGAAGATATTAAATTTGCGCTTTTTGGCGGTGGACCGGTTACGGATGCTCAGTATGAGGAAGTAAAGCAATTCGTTCGGTTCATAAAGGAGCGGGATGCAAATGGGAACAAGGGCTGACTTTTATAAAGTTGCGGCCGAAAACAATGTGGAGATTTTGCATCGCCCGTTGCCCATTACTGGCAGTATGTCCACAGAGGTATGCGGACGGTGCTTCATTGGGATGGACAATTCACACTTTTATACATATGCGGAAGAACAGGCTCGTATTGGCCATGAACTGGGTCACTGTCTGTATGGCGGATTTTATTCAATAAAAATGCCTTTTGATATCATAGAACGGCATGAGATGCGGGCAGATCACTGGTATATTCGCCATGCAATACCAAAGCAGCAACTGTTTGCGATGTTGAAACAAGGGCGTGACGCCTGCGAAATAGCAGAAATGCTGGATACTACCGAAGAATATGTCCGGCGGGCTTACTACTATTATAAAGATACTGAGGAACCAACCGAGGAGGAATTGGAAAATGCCTAAATGTACTCGATGCGGCAGGAAAGGATTTTTTCTGAAACTGACGGATGGGCTGTGCGCGAACTGTGCGTCCACTGTCCGAATGGAGCAGGAGCAAGCAGTGCTGCAGAACAAACTGGATGATTTGAATACGAAACTTTCTGATCAGCAGGCACTGTTTGACAAAATCTCTGCGGAGGCCAAAGAAGCAGGAATTGCAAAAGCGAAAGCCGAAAATGCTGATCTTACCACGCAGAATCTTCGCCTTCAGGAGCAGAATTTACTGCAGGCAGAAAAGTTGAACACTGCAAAGGAAGATGAAGGCAAAGCTCTGAAAAGTTCTAACAACGCCTTGCAAAGAGTGCGCCGAAGCAAAGAACTGATTAAGGCAATCCAGCACGCCAGCGAAGTATTCGGTACGGAAAACGAACTGCCGTCTGTGGATGACCTGCTGAAGGATGCGGATGCTCTGATGCAGCCCACCGTGACCCTTACGCTCCAGTGTCTGGACATGAAGGAACTACGGAAGCGGTATAGAGAAAACGAAAAGAACATTCAGGCAACATTTGAAAAATATAAGGACCGTTATACAACAAAAGCTAACATTACGATTTACAAGCTGATGGTCATTGCGCTGTCAGCAGAGTTGCAGAATGTGCTGAATAATATCAGCTTTGGCAAGCTGGATGATGCTCTGAACGATATCAAAACGATCACCAACAAATATTATGTAATCGCGGCAGATGGTAATCAGAGCATTGCTCCCACGGTCAAGAAGTTTATTGGTGAGCTGGATTATTACTTCCAAGAGGCCGTTAAAATCGAGTATGAATACTATGTTCAAAAAGAACGTGCTCGTGAAGAGCAGCGTGCTATCCGTGAGCAGATGCGGCAGGAAGCCGAGGAATGCCGCGAGCTGGAACGCCAGCGCAAACAGATCGAGAAGGAAGAAAGCAAGTATCACGACCAAATCAGTCAGCTGACAGAACAGATGCAGTCTGCGGATGATGAAAAAACAAAGCTTCTTCAGGCGCGCATTGAAGAACTGCAGCGTCAACTGGGCGCAGTGGCCGAGCAGCGTGATAAAATCGTTCAACTGCAGAATGGCAAGGCGGGTAACGTGTACGTTATCAGTAACATTGGCTCGTTTGGTGAGAACGTGTTCAAAATCGGCATGACGCGCCGTTTGGAGCCTATGGATCGCGTGAATGAACTGGGTAGTGCGAGTGTGCCGTTCCCGTTCGATGTTCATTCGATGATCTTCTCGGATGATGCAGTCAGTCTGGAAACCAAACTGCACCACATCCTGAACGATCAGCGAGTGAACAAGGTGAATCTGCGCAAGGAGTTCTTTCGCGTGTCGCTGGATGATATCGAAAAGCTGGTAGGTGAAATCGCTCCTACCGCTGAGTTTAAGAGAACAGCACTGGCAGAACAGTATCGTCAAAGCCTTTCTATCACGCATGTGTCTGAGAACCCAGATGTGGCAGATGATGAAGATGAAGAAATAGCTGAATAAAAAGAAAAACCTCCTCCGGTGTTACCAGCACCGAAGGAGGTTCCAGAACCGCTTACCCGAGGGATGATGCAGTTCTGTACAGAATTGAAGCCTCTGTATAGACTATGATACCACCTCCGGGCAGGCTTGTCAAAGTGTACCCTTTTGGAGGTGTATTTTTATGGGATTGCGAACCAACACGGCCGTCTGGCTGCCAAATCAGCAGCGCTGGCAGATCAAAGTGCAGAAGGACGGTGTGCGCCGAACCTTCACCAGCGCAAAGCCCGGCCGCACCGGCCAGCGGGAAGCGAACCGCAAAGCGGATGCCTGGCTGGATGAGGGCATCGCCAGCACTACGAAGCGCTGCGCTGACGTGTGGGCAGAGTACATGATCTCGGTCAAGGCCACGGCAGGCAGCAGCTACATCAATCAGGTAGAGAAGTTTGGCCGCAACTACATCCTGCCAGTGATAGGCCCGCGCCGGATCGGCGACCTGAACACGGGAATGCTCCAGGATGTGCTGAACCGGTCATACAAAGAGGGATGCCTGAACCCGGACAGCAAGCGCAAGAGCAGAGGAGACCTCTCCCGCAAAACGCTGCAAGATATTCGCGGCGTTGAGGTGGCCTTTGTCAAGTGGGCGCGCCAGCACAAATACACGGCCCTGCGCCCCGAGGACGAGAACCTTGCAGTGCCGAAAGGTGCACGGCTCAAGGGTAAGAAAATCTTGCAGCCAGACGCCCTGCGGGTGCTGCTCTCCACCGATACCCGTGTGGTGCGTGGAAAAGTGGTGCTGGATGAGAACATCCACGCATACCGGCTGGCCGTCATGACCGGCCTGCGGCCCGGCGAACTGCTGGGCCTGCGCGTGGGGGATGTGGACGGTAACCGGCTGCACCTTGCCCGAGCCATCAACACCCTGAACGAACAGACCACCGGCAAGAACGAGAATGCGATCCGCACCGTGGTGCTGCACCCGCTGGCCGTGGCTGTAATCAAGGCCCAGTTACAACAGCGCGCCTTCGAAGAGAACAGGCCGCTTCGGAGTGACGATCGAATTTTTCTGCTGAAGAACGAGCAGAGCCTGTACAATTACTGGCGGTTCTATCAGAACTGCAACGGCATCGACCCGCCCATCAGCCTGTACGAGCTGCGGCATACCTTCGTGAGCATGATCGAGGACGCTGTGTCACCGGCCCAGCTGCGCCGTATGGTGGGCCACAGCAAGAGTATGGATACTTACGGCTGGTACAGCCACGCCGTCGCTGGCCGTGCCGATGCTGCTGCGCTGGCCGTTTTTGATGCTTTGTCCGAGTACGCGCCCAGCGGGCAAAAATAACCCACTTTGCAACCCACTTTCACACGCATAAGTGTGCGCATGAACACTTTACTTATTGGATGGATATTGCGAAAAACGGCTTGATTCCTATAGATTTTAAACGCTTTGACATAGAGGTGCGGGAGTTTGACTTGTTCGAATCCACCCGCGCCCACCAAGAACTCCAGTATCCGAATCGGATACTGGAGTTTCTGTTTTATACGAACTTATCAAAAGGGCATCAGCGGGTGAATTCGAACAGC